ATACATAGAATAGTTTGTTATATTATGGATTCATTTCCAGATATGGCATTTTTAGAAGCTCAGAAGATAATTGAAAAACAACCAAAGTATAACATAAGAATATCAGAATCTTGTTTATCAAAATTTAAGATTAAACATGTTTGTGAAATAGAATATAATATTGACGGACAGAAATTAAAATAAAAACCCTCGTACCCCTTTCGGAACTAAAAATCCGTCAGGGGTTTTTTTTCTTTATTAAAAAACCTATATTCAGAATTTTCCCAAAAACCTACTTGCCTATTTATGAAATGAAAACGACTAAATTATTTCAGCGGAGCAAATATCCGTAGTTGCTTATATAAGCATATAATCATATAAGTATATAAACATGAACTAATGTAAGTTAATAATTATACAATTATATAAGCAACTATAAATATAAGCTATCGATTATGTTTCACTTAGAACAGAAGCCTTACAAGTTCCTGACATTGTGGCATAAAAACAACACCAGATAGTTGTGCACACGTTATAAACAATGAATACTTTTATTTTCAATAATATCAGGAAACAAAAGTTGTACAATGTGGATAAACTGTTTAAAAGTACAACTACTGGTGTGGATAACTTTTTCTAAGGGGACAGCATGGGGAACGAAAAAAACGCATCAAAACGGGTTTAAATGCTTGGCATGGATCTTGATTGGCATGAATGTTGCTCTTCGCGTGCGCGTGTGCGCGTTATTTGTAATGAGTACAAACGAGAAACAAAAGTTTACATAGGGTTTTTACTGTAAAAATAGTTGCTTTGTTGTAACCAAACAACACTTTAATCTGTAGAATACAGGGTAAGGGGTAGGCGATAGGGCGAACCTCTGAAATGTTCTTTAATAATTCATAGAATCAAATTATCAGTTTAATATCCTGATTTAATTATCGGGGTATTATGCGGATTATTTTATCCGGTTTAAATGAGAATATCAAATGGATTCTACAGATAAAATGATGATTAAAATTAACGTGATTATCTGGTTTATAGTTTGCCCGATTATCAGTTATTTAGTTTAATATTATCTGATAATATCTTGATTATAACATCAGGGTATTATCGGGCTAATATTGGCCGATTTTTAAAATGCAATTATCATGCAAAAACTTTACACAAAAACTGTATTCATTAAGTCAACCGATCAATATAATGAGTTTAATAAATTGAAAATCGGACAATGGGTAACTGGATTATCTCTTAATGGTGACTCAGGATTATATCGGGGTCAATTTATGGGTTTCGATAATGATAATAAACCGATTATTAATTTTCGGATTGATAATGCTAAAGTTAATCTTGGCTGGAAAAATCAATTTAAATCAAATAAATCATTGAGGGATTTTGCCCGGATTAAATGCCGATAATAATGTCAGATAATATACCTTGATTATCAGGGTATATTGTCGGATAATATTGTCCGAAAATGAAAAAGTATATTATGAAAACCAATGATATTAAATCAGGCATGAAGATTAAATTGGATAATGGTTGGTTTGCCATTATGCGAGATAATAAGAAAGGCAATATTCGCATGGCTGAAGTGAGCGGCATATATACTGAAATAGGCAGTATTTATTCGCACAATATTGAATCAGTATTGAATCCAATTGATAATAAATGGGATTGTATCGAATATACTAAAGAACAATTAAAATTAAAATCAATGCTAGGATAATGTCAGATATAATACCTTGATAATACAGGGTATTATGTCGGGTAATATCGCCCGTAAATGAGAGTTAATATCATGAAATTGATTTCCACCATTAATAAGTCAATCGGTTTTCAAGCTAAAGTTTATTATAATGCACATGGTATCAGTGAATACGTAGTTAAATACTATGATGAAAACAAAAAGAAAATGCCGGAATCAACTTTTTATTATACTGATGATAAAGAAGATGCGATTAATACCGCATATAAAGAATTGGAATTTATGTCAAATAATAAAGTATTGTGCGATTAACTAATCAACTGGAGTTTATATTATGTCAGCATTCATTTGCTCAGATTTGCATATTTCTACAATTGCCATTCATATTCATCATTTAAATGATAATATCGACATTCAAGAATTAGCGGACAAGCTAAATCAATAAATATTGATTCGGTTAATTATCGGTATAATGAAAAGACAAGAAAAACAAAATGTAAAATCATTAATAACTTTAATAATGTTAAATATCATCCATCTGATATTGTCCGATTAATCCAGTGTTGGAATTATCAATCATGCGAAAAAGGCCATAATCTGGAATATATGATTATGGCGGGTTTTCTTGATTCTTTTTTCAGTAATGAAGACAGAAAAAATGCACGTAGTAATTCTGAGTTATGGGGTATCTGATTAAATAGTATTTTCTGATAATATCTTAGATTACACTCCAGGGTATTATCGGGGTAATATTCTATTGTCCAATAATCAACAAGGAAAAATGATTATGTCACAATTGATTCTCAGTCAGAAATTAAAGAATAAATTCTCAGGTAATGAATCATTCTATTTGAAGAATATCATTATTAACGGTGATAAAAGAGGGTGTAGCGGTTTTATTATGCTGGGTGATGAAACAGTATATGTAAACACTGAAGTGCTGTGTGGCGGTTATTTATACCGTAAAGCAAAGGATAATAAAGATTATCGGGGTGGATTTAATCATTATGCAAAATGCCTTGATTCACTGGTAGCAGGTATTAATGAGTTACTCAAATTTAATTAACTGGAGAATATATAATGACACTAAATAAATTCGAGAAGTTTGCACTAATTAATTTATTCAAGGATAATGATTATGTCATGCAATAAATCAACGGGCTATAATGGGTTCAAATCAGATAATCTATTATCTATTAGCGTTGATGCAAAAACATCAAAGGGCGAGAAAATGGGGTTTCTCACGGGTATTCTATATTTGGCACCATATAAAACAGTTAGCATTTATAATACTTGTAGCATGGCACATATTGCGGGTTGTGCTGATGCGTGCTTATACACTGCCGGTCGTGGTGCATATTCTAATGTACAGACTGCCCGTATTAATAAGACAAACTGGTATTATCAGGATAAACAAGGGTTTATATTGCAGTTAATAAAGAATATATATTCCCTTATTTATAAAGCAAATAAACTCGGATTAATTCCCCTTATTCGATTAAATGGTACAAGTGATATTAAATGGGAAAATATATCATTCGAATATAATGGCAAGTATTATGATAATATTATGTCATTATTTCCCGATATTCAATTCTATGATTATACTAAGATTATTAATCGAGATAATCTACCAGTTAATTATGACCTTACATTTAGTTATAGTGGAAAACCAGAATTTAGTAAATATGTAAATAAAGCTATTGAAAAGAATATGAGAATAGCGGTTGTATTTAAAGATAAAAAGAATATACCAAATGAATTCATGGGGTTATCTGTAGTTAATGGAGATAATAGCGATATTCGGCATTTAGATAATAAAGGTGTAATTGTCGCATTATATGCAAAGGGTAAAGCAAAACAAGATAATACGGGTTTCGTTGTGCATAATTAGTAAGGGGATTATATAATGATTAAAACAATTTTAATATCCATATTCTCTTTATATGTTTTTTTGTGGCTTTGTATGTTAGGACTTGTCGGACTTTGTATCATAAGGCATAAAATCAGACAGTACTTTAAACGGGTTTAAACGGGTATTTAAACGCATAATTTAGCCGGGTTATATCTCAGGATGTAATCCGGCTTTTTTGCGTTATAGCGCGATCTAAGGATTATAGTCTAATGCTATCAATAGGGGTTACATCATAGGAAAATGCTACCATGAAAACATGGGTTAAGTATAGGCAAAAACTATTGATGTGCTTAAACCGATAGCCAATGACAGTATGCGAGTAAACGCTAATAACCAACCGGTCAGTAAATGCAAAAATGTAATACTGTATAAAACAACAGTAATACCCGCCAAAAAAATCGACTCCCTGCCATTTATACGATTATAGATTATTTGCAATATAATGAATGCTAATACCAAAAGATTAAATACAAAATACAATACAATCAAAACCAATAATACAATCATATGATGCTACGCATAGTATAAACAAAAAGATACTACAGATATTTTAAAATCATACGTATTATCGGAGCGTAGGGGTGGGTTAGTATCAAGCACCCAAGACTACCAGCAATTAAAACCCACATATCCATCCCGTGCTATAAAGCAAATTACAACCAAATATCAACCATGAAAACATCATCCGTGTGCTTATATTAGCATCTATCACCCTCAACAAGCCGCTTAAAACCTTCATAGACAGCTTTAAATAGCACTCAGCATACCAACTACCAGTTATAACCTATATTGGCTCCTAGAGGCTTCTATTGCTTATGATATTTACCAAGAAAAAAACCCCAAGGCTGTTACACCAAGGGGTTATAAATTTTAATTTTTATTTTTTAAGCTTCAAACCTTTAGCTTGTGCTTTAGCTCTCTTTTCTTGCAGTTCTGCTCTAAGCTCCAATCTTCGCACAATCTCTTCTGCATCAAACCAAAGCTCCCTACCCATAATAACTTCTTCAAGCTCCTTATCGGTTAAAAAGTCCTTGTATACGCTACCCATTAGAGTTCTAACTTGCTTATCTACGAAAGAAGCATGAGAGATAACATCCGACTGCTTACCGAAAGCTCCAAACGTAGCAGCATGAACCATCATTGTAGCGTAAGGCGATACGCTAATACTTGGTGCTGCCAAAGCAATAAGAGAAGCTGCACTAGCTGCGATACCTTCGATACTGGCGTGAACATCTGCATCTGTATTCTCAATGGCATTAATGATAGCGATTGCACCATCCAATTGTCCACCGTAGCTATTAATGTTCAGTAGCACTACATCACCTTCACCCAAGGATTCAATCCCTTGTAGTACAGTCCTATAATACTTAGCTTCTCTGATGTTTTCATCCAAATAAACCTTAATGCAGCGATTTACTTTTGTGCTTTCAAAGTAAGGTAAGTACTGAGAGTTAGTCCTGATATTTACTTCACTATCTTCATCTTCGTCATCATTACGAGCTAAAACTGGATTTGTAATATATTTACTTTTTATGTATTTACTTGTGCTTTGCATTAGTAACTCCTTTTGGTTTAACTGCAGTATATTCATCTAATACACTTTCTTTAGTGAACTCAGCCTCAATCTCATCTTCAAAAGCAATAACGAACTCTTTAGTCAATCCACTACGAACAACATGTTCTCTACTGAAAGTAGTAAAACTGCAGTCATTGATATTGTATTTGGTGCAAATCTTTTCTAAGTACGTCAATCCATCCATACCTTTTTTAACATCAGTTTGTGGACCTGTATTATCACCACAAAACACAATCTGAGAGTCATTACCTACACGAGTAGTCAAAGCTTGAATCTCTGGCACAAACAAATTCTGACTTTCATCTACTATAATAATGCTTTCATTCCAGCTTCTACCGCGAATAGTCTCTAAGCTACAAATCTCAATGGTTTTATTCTTAAGATGAATCTCTGTAGTTGCTTTACCAAGATAATCCTCAAAGTAATCAATCATCTGTTGATAAAAGGGAAGTAACTTCTCTTCTGCTGTTCCCGGTAAGAAACCAATGCTTCTTCCAGCTAACGGTTGATATGCACGAATCAATACAACTTTCTTAATATCACCATAGTGCAATTTCTTAGCTGCATGATGAATTGCAAGCAACGTTTTACCAGTACCTGCACTACCACGAGCTACAACCAAAGTATTATACTTTAGAGCTTCCAGTAACTCACTTTGTTTATCATTCATTGCATGAAGTACAGGAAACTGACTCCTTTGGAACTTCTCTTTTTGAATTCTCTGTGATTGCACTTTTTGATTTCTTTTCATATTATCCTTTCTGTACTACTAATCGGATTTAATAATATCAGGTATTATCTTTTGGTTTACGACCTCGTTTAACTTCTGATTTATTCTCAGTATTATCAGTATTATCTTCAGCAACAGATACTGGTGTATGTGCTACAAATTTTGTCATATCAATTACTTCTTCAGATTTACCTTTAACCATACCAGTAACTAACATACTACCAAAAGCAGTCGGGAATAATTCGTTACTATTAAAGTCAAATCGCCAACCTTCAATAACGCTTTGCTGCACTACTTGACAGAACTCATATAAACTATATGTTTCAATTCTCTTAATTTCCATAAACACTCCTTAGTAAGTTGATCAACACTGCATTTGTGTTAGCTCAATTATAGCACAACATCACAAACAAGTCAACTAAAAATATTTTATAAAAGTACTTGACAAACGCTAAAACATGTGATACCCTAAAGAATACATAAGTATATACATAGGTTATTACATCAGTTAGTATGTAGAGTGTAATATAGATTATAATGTATATTAACCTATATTTAGTACCTATATAAGTATATCTGATAGTAACATCCGATGTTAACATTAAATGTACTAATTGTTTTGAATGGATAAATAATAAGATATAAATAACTTAAGATTAATATAGAGTATAATATAGAATGTAACATAAGTTAGTTAACGTTGATATATTCAGTAACAATCTATGTTATAACCTATAATAACGGCAAGCCAATTTGTAAAAATATTTTGTTTTTGTTTTAATGCTTAGACGCTCAAGGCGCTCTGCCTGTCCTACGGACGGTTTGTTGCACCATGCACTAAAGCTGCTCAGTTATAACCTTCAGCAAAGCCCCTAGAAGGCTCTACAAGCTCTTATCTCAAGGTAGTCTAGGGATATGTAGCCTGAAGGCATGAAACGAGCATATAGAGCGTTCTAGCAATTCCCTTAGTTGTTGTGCAAAAAGCTTAGATGTAACTTAAGAAAGAGTAACATGAATCTGAAAGAATTAATTGATTATGATATAATTGAAGGAAGTTTCTTTATATTAAAGAATAACACAAGGTATAGAAAGATATTTCCAAATGAAGAAGGTTATTTAGTATTTTATAAAGACACAGTCAGAATTAAATTAAAAGCTAATAAAACTGCAATTGAGTTGGTGCAAAATATTATTGTGCAAAAAGATAAAGTTGTATTGCATAAAAACCTAAATGAAAATGACTACAGATATTGTAACTTAAAGTTAATATCTAAGAAAGTACATAATGCTATAAAAGAAGCTCATCGCAATTTATCTGGATATTTGAAACTACAACCTCATCACAAGGATATGTTTTCTTATATGCTTATCTGGAAAGAAGATGGTAAAGATAGAGTATTGGTTGTGCAAGATATAGTTGTTGCAAAACGAATGCTAAATAAGCTGCAGCTTAAGTACGCTAAGATTTTAAATAGATATTGTGTGTTTGACTAAATAGTTAAAGACAAAGTGCATTCGATTGATATTTCTCTTGAAATTGCAAGTTTTATATGATATAATCAATCAATCGGTGTAAATTAAGTCAAAGCTACTTTTAAAAGAACTTGTGTAAATTGTACTATTAAGCGGTGCAACCCTGCCGAGCAAAGAAACAACTTAACCCTGTACTGATAAAACCTTTGCATGTTCGCTTGGTTACCCGTTTCTCCTTTCAGTTCCAAGTTCTTCAGTGCAAGCTGGATAAGTCACCAGCACTAATTATTTAGACTAGGGTAGCTCCCGAAAAGATACTAGTCATATCCTGTCTAAGTTTAACATGACTGTAATACTGACCTATTATGAAAATTTGTAAAAAATGCAAACAAGAAAAATGCTTTGAAATGTTCAATAAGCATAAAAATACAACTGATGGTTTACAACCTTGGTGTAAAAACTGTACTAGTCAATATCTTAATAAATATACAAAAGATAACAAACAAGTTTTGAGCGATGAGGCAAAATTAAAAAAACAAGAATATGACAAGTCTTGGCGTAAAGCAAATAAAGATAAAAAGTATCTTTATGATAAGGAGTATTTAATAAATTGGAGAAGGGATAATCCTGAAAAATCAGCAAGTCATTCTTCAAAACGCAGAGCAGCAAAACTAGATGCAACACCTAAGTGGTTGACAGAACAAGAATTTTTAGAAATAGATAAGTTTTATGTCTTACGTAAAATACTAGAAGAGCAACTTGGAGTTGCACATCACGTAGATCATATAGTGCCCTTACAAGGTGCAAATGTATGTGGTTTACATGTACCGTGGAATCTTCAAGTTATACCAGCTTCTGAGAATATTTCAAAAAGTAATAAATTATTAAATGACTTATTAGAAGTCTAATTCGTATCTCATTGTGGACAAAACTACAATGAATGTCTATAATGGTTAACAAAAAGAATAAAACAACAAATGAACTGCATTACATGTAACCGCTATTTCAAGCAAAACATTTTCAATAAAACAGCAGAATGCGAAGATTGCTTAGATCGTGCTTTCTTGGATTTAGATTCAGAAGTAAGAGTTGACTTAGAACGACTAAGAAATCCTTCGGGTAAAACAAGTCCTGTATTTTATGACATAGATGATCCTGAGATGGATTGCAGAGATTCTATCTGAAGCTATTGACAACGGTAGAATTGGTGTTACAATAGGTTATTCGCTGGATTAGTTCAACGGTAGAACAGGGGTTTTGTAGTCCTCAGATGAGTGTTCGATTCATTCATTCAGCACCAAGTTAACGGGTCACTAGCTCAATTGGGAGAGCAACGCATTTGCAATGCGAAGGTTATGGGTTCAATTCCCATGTGTATCCACCACAATAAACTACCATCGTCTATCGGTTAGGACATTAGGTTTTCATCCTAAGAAGCGGAGTTCGACTCTCCGTGGTAGTACCAATTTTTGGCATATAGCTCAGAGGTAGAGCAAACGGCTGTTAACCGTTCGGTCTGTGGTTCGATCCCACATTTGCCAGCCAATATAATCTCCGTAAAGTGTTATCAGGTTGCACTCGTGGTTTGGGGCCATGAGGTCTAGGTTCAAATCCTAGTATGGAGACCAATAAATTATGTTGAAGATCAGGACCGGGAAGTCCGTGGCATTCTGAACTCTAGTAAGCGTGCCTAGTTTAAGTTCCTCAAAACATCAACGTATGCATATCTCTAGCTCAACTGGCAGAGCAACGGATTCCAAATCCGTAGGTTGTAGGTTCAACTCCTACGGGGTATACCAAAATAAATAGCGGGTATTCAGGCGATCCGTAAGTCTCATAAGCTCTACGCAGAAGTTTCGAGTACTTCACCCGCTTCCATTATAACGGAGAAGAAGCATCAATGGTGATGCAGTGGATTGTAAATCCGCCACCCGAAAGGTACGACTGGTTCGATCCCAGTATTCTCCACCACAAACCGTTCGAGAGATAGCTTCGGCTATTACGGGAAGTAGCAGGGGATGCGCCCTACGCTATAAGTTAAAACGCATACCTTATATTGTCCACTGTCCATAGACAAAGGACACACCAAACCTACCTTAGGTCCGAAGTCACCTCGGTTTTAGGCGTCCCACGAATCTGTTGCGTGGTAACATGAAGTTGATAGCTTCAGGTAAGTACAGCCAAGTACTTATGCAAAGGATACAGCGTATTATCTGCGGTAGATACGAAAAGTCTATCCCGTAATCGTAAGCGGGACTAATTTATAAGGAAATAACATGACGTTTAGACCCGGACAATCAGGTAACCCTAACGGTCGCCCTAAGAATCAATCACTACTAGATAAACCAACAAACCGTTCATTAAAAGAGCGTGAGTTAATTATGCTACTTCGTAAGATCAAACCGCAAGTAGCTGATGCTATCATAACCGCTGCTGAAATCATGAAGAATGAAGAAGCTAGTCACCAAAATCAACTAAAAGCTGCAACTATTTTGCTAGATAATTATCGCAGATTAGTTCTAGATGTTTATGATGGTGAAGAAGTAGCTGACAAAGAAGGCACTGAAATTCAGCAGCAAAATGCACCAATCTTTAGTTTAAAAGTTGTAGGGGACGAATAATTTATACAATGGCTAGGTTCGCTCCCGAAAAGTAAGCTCCTCACTTACCTGCCAATTGTTATTTTGAGGCTTATTCTGAGGAGAATAAATGAAAATATGCAAAGACTGCAATCAGGAGAAAAATCTCTCTGATTTCTATAAAGCAAAAACATGTAAAGACGGTCATCACTCATACTGTAAAACATGTCACAATACTCGTACTAAAAATAAGTACTATGAAAAACATGCTGAAAACAGAGCAAGGCTTTCTAAGTATTATGAAGATAATCACGAGAAAGAAAAAGCCTATAGAAGAGAACACTATCAGAAAAACAAATCCATGTATCTTTTCAACTTCTATAAACGAGAAGAAAGATTAAAAGAAGCAACACCAAATTGGTTGACGGATTTAATGTTATCTGAAATAAAGCAATTATATAAACAAAGACAAGAAGTTTCAGAATTAACAGGTATTGAACATCATGTAGATCATATTGTACCAATACAAGGTGATACAGTATGTGGTTTACATGTACCTTGGAATCTACAAATTATAACAGCAGAAGAAAACTTAAAGAAAAGTAACAAATATGAGTAATCAAATAACCATTGCACCAGCATCTAAAAAACAAGAGATGTTTTTAAATAGTGAAGCAACTATTACTTTGGCTGGCGGTGCAGCAGGTTCCGGTAAAACATATACTGCTCTGTTAATAGCTTTAAAATTCATGCAGCATCCCCGTGCTACTGGTGTAATCTTTCGTAGAACTTCTAAGATGCTTACTGCTCCCGGTTCAATCTGGCATGAAGCAATTGGTTTATATACTCAAATTTATCCTGATTTAAGAATTAGAAGTAGGGAACTTGAAATTGTTTTCCCAAATGGCGCATTATTAAAGTTTTCTCATATGCAGCATGAAAATAACAAATTTGATCACAAGGGAGGTCAATATTCATTAGTTATTTTTGATGAAGCAACGGACTTTACAGAAGACATGGTTGTCTATTTGTTATCTCGTATGCGAAATGCATATGTTGACTACAAACCTCAACTTTTTGCTATGACAAACCCCGATTACAATTCATTCTTACGTTCATGGATTGAAGATTATTACCTTGATCCTAATACTGGTATTCCATTACCAGAAAAGAATGGTCACAAGCGTTACTTCTTTCGTCAAGGTAACACAATGCTTTGGTACGATAGCCTAGAGGAAGCTGAGGCTGCTCACGGTAAAGGTGATGAATCCGGTATCTCATCTTTTACATTTATTGGTGCAACTTGTAGAGATAATCCTCCACTGCTAAAAGCACAACCTGATTATATCAGTAGATTAATGTCTTTACCAAGGGTAGAGAAAGAAAGATTACTCGATGGTTCGTGGTTTGCTCGTCAAGAGTCTGCTGGTCTATTTAAGAGAGAGTGGGTAGGAATAGTCGATCATGCTAACGGCAGAGCAAGAAAAAGAATCCGAGCATGGGACTTCGCTTTCAGTAAACCTTCTGAGCAATATCCAAATCCTGATTGGAGTAGAGGTGTTCTAATCTCAAAAGATCCAAATAATTTATACACAGTAGAAGATGTAGTATCTCTACGGGACAGAGTACATGAAGTAGAAAAGCTAGTATTTGATACAGCTTTACATGATGGTCAAGACGTTACGATTAGCATTCCGCTAGACCCTGCTGCAGCCGCTGGTGCTTATGCCAAGGACTTACAGCGCAAGTTAGCTGAAATGGGCTTTAACGTAAGATTGACTAAACCCGTAAAATCAAAGATTACTCGTTTTGCTCCTTTCTCAAGTATAGCACAAGCTGGTTTCGTAAACGTAGTAAAAGCAAATTGGAATAAAGATTTCTTCGATGAGTTAGAAGTTTTTGACGGTGATCCTAAGAAAAAAGACGATCAAGTTGACTGCTGTTCAGATGCGATGCTTTTATTAAACAAAGATACACAACTACCGCAATTTACCTTACCGGATTTTACAGGTAGTAACCCATTTGATGGAAGTATTTCAGGCTTCAATATCCCAACTTTTAATAGTTCATTAGTTTCATAATCAAAGGAGCCATTAATGGCACGTAAATCACAAAACAACATACAAAAAGCAGTGGATGATACACCAGATCGCTTTAAATTAAGTGAATCAGGATATCTTGGTTTAAACGTCTTTAATGGTGTTTCTAACGATGAGTTAAAACGAGAGTTAAATTTTCCAAACAGTGTAAACACCTATAAGCAAATGTCTTATCATGGTACTATTAATGCAGCTTTGACATTATATGAAAATTTAATCAGTAAAGTAGATTGGGTATTTAAACCAATTAATAACGCTAATGCTGAAGAGCTAAAACAAGCTGAGATTATCAATCAGATGATGAACGATCTTACTGATCAAAATTGGTCAGAATTTATCTCAGAAGCCCTATCTGCTAATATGTATGGTTTTTCAGTTCAAGAGAAAGTATATCGTAGACGTTTAAAAGCAAATGGTTCTAAGTACAACGATGGTCTTATTGGTTGGAAAAAGCTTCCAATTCGCAATCAAGAAACTATTGAAAAGTTTATCTTTACGGAAGATGGTAATGAAGTCAAAGGTGTAAAGCAAAACCTATCTGCAGTTTCTGATGTGTATAATCGCTACTCAAGTCGCACAAATAATGAAGTAATTTTACCTCGCAGCAAGATTATGCTGTTTCGTGCAGGTAAACACAAGGGTG